ATTTCCGGATCCCGCGCTGGTAACTGTTGTAAGTTGGGGTTGTTCATGGAGATCCGGCCAGAAACTGTACCGCCATCGTCGGACCGCACCTGATTGATGTGCGAATGTATCCGGCCATCGGAGCGGCAGTGCTTCATTATGGTACTAATGAACGTACCGGACGTTTTGTTAATGGTTCTGGCGTTAACAATTAGCTTTGGCAAAGCGTGTGGGTGGTCAGTTAGAAAGCTTTTTGTGAAAGAAGGAGCGCCCGCCGCTGTTTTTGGATAGGTAATGCCGACTTTATCAAATGCTTTTGACAAAGAGGTCGCCGCCCAGATCTCTACATCGTTTCCAACCAAGCGTTTTATTTCTCCGTGAAGCGTTTTTTCTCTCTTGAGGAGCGCATCGCGGGTGCGTTCTACTTTGTCTTGATCAATGCGAACGCCTTTCCATGTCATATCGACAAGGACAGGTAGGAGGTCGAGTTCCATGTTAACTATGGACCAGAGGTCTTCTTTACCTACTTGCACAGAGAAATAGTTCCATAATTCTAGCGTTAGTTCCGCATCGGCTTGGGCGTAGGGGCCGACATACATGGCAGGCATTTTGTACATCTCTGCTTTTGGATCTACACCAAAAGATCGCGCGGCTTCCACTAATCCCTTTTCGCTTTTGGTTTTATTAAGATGCTCAAAGGCAAGTGCGTTTAGGCTGTAACTAAATCTGTTTTCATCCAGTAGCGAAGCGACAAGCATTGTGTCTATAATCCGGCCATTGATTGTAAATCCCATGCGTCGGATCCAACCAGCATCGTACTGTGCATTGTGCATAATCTTATCGGCAGGGCATTCAAACACCTTCTTGAGCCATTTGTTAACAATGCGCTCGTCTAAATTACCGCCTTGCTGGTGGCGTATTGGTAGGTAGCCTGCCCAATCCTCAACAGCAATCGCGTATCCAATTACTTCCCCGTCACCTGTTGCCCATCCGGGCCCATTGGTTTTGAGGTTCGGGTCGCGTGTTTCGACATCTATGGCTATTTTTTTAGCATCAAAAATGTCTGGTAGTTCTGCTGGCGGCACCCACTCGCTTTTTGGCAGGAACATCGCCATCTGTAATGCCATTTATTCTTCTCCCGCCAATGCCGCATAGCCGCAAATGTCTACCCAGCTATCGGTATGATACGGGGTTTCGATCAGACGTGACACCTTTAACTGCACCAAACACAGATAAACTTGATCTACGCTTACTTCTTTATCCAGTATAACAGACCATAGCCGTGCAATACGCATATGGTTCGTGGTCGCATCTCCGTAGTCCTTGGCCCGTGGGCCGTTTACCAAGCCCTCTGCTTCTTTTAGTATTTCTTCACGTTTCATTTTTTGGCCCCTTAAATAATTGACTTTCCCACTGACACACCTCGTTAATATGCGTGTGGCGTGTAGTAGGGCGCATCATGCCTATTTTTTCAACCCACCCTAGTTTTTTTAGAGACACCATCATTGCTCCCCAAACGTTATGGTGGTGGGGGTCGGGCATACCTTGCGCTCTGCAAAAAGCACAAATCTTACCGCCTTCAATAATAGCGTGTTCTGATAGATACTTAGCGGCGTTTTCATAATATGCTTGTTTCCATACGTCATCTGCATGGATATACGCTCTGTCTATCTCGTCTTGTATAAATTCAAATCGTTTTTGCGGGGGTGTTTCCTGTTTCATAAATCATAACTCCTTGAGATGTCTTCTGGTTCAACAATAAATAAATTCTGTTTGGTTCTTGTAACGGCGACGTAAAAGGTGCGGTGCATGTCATCGGGATCAAGTCTCATTGATTCGTCGGCCGCGGGCGATAGATCGGTAAACAAGATCACGTTATCGGCCTCTCCGCCTTTAGATCCGTGGATCGTGGACACTGTAATGCGGGGCGGTGCGTTAAACTTCTCGCCCCTACGTAACATGGCAATGATATACGCACGATCTGTCTCGGGCATTTTGTCCATGGCAACGTGCCAGATCATTTCTTTTGTGGCCAACAGGCCGTAGTCCTTGACCAAAACGTCAAAGGAAAACATTTGATCTTCCTCCAGACCGCCTAATCTTTTAAAGCCGCGCTTTATTCTATCTTTGCTTGACATATAACTGTAGATACTTTTAACGGCGCGTCCCAAGATTTCTTTGTTATTGCGCAATTGCTCCCAACCCCTGATCGCTTCGCTCATGCGTTCCGACACACTGCGGTGACCGCGGAAGGTAAACAAAAGCCCCATGGCTTTTAGATCAGACGAAACGTCTTGCAGTAGGTAAGCGGCTTGGGCCAAGATTAACCAAGATCCTTCGCTTAGATCCAGTTCGTTAATCATGGATATTCTTGTAACAAACCCTTTCTCTTCACGCGGCTTGTAGGTCTTTGGAAATCTGCGGTGTATGCGACGGGCGATGTTCTGCGCTACTCCCCAAGGTAGCTTTGGTACGCGGTAGGATTGAGACAGGGTTTCTGACCCACCCTCAAGTCCGATAAAATGCTCGACATCGGCACCGGCCCATCGATAGATCGCTTGATCGTCGTCTCCGGCACAATACATTTTTTCAGAACGGCGGTCGAGCATATGTGCGATGTCCCACTGAAGGGGCGATAAATCCTGCGCTTCGTCTAGGAAGGTTACAGCAAACCGTGGGCAACAGCTTTCTCCGGTTTCGGCAAAGACACGCAACATATCTGTAAAGTCATAAAGGTTATAACTTTTTTTGTATTTGGTCAGGGCCTCGTCAACATATTTCACGACATTCCAACTTTCATCAATCCGGCTGATATTATATTGCGTACGAAGGGGTACTTTGCGCAATATTGCTAGGTTGATTAAACCCAAGACCGGATCACTCGACTTCTGCGTTTCAGGAATGTCTGAAAACCTGCTGGTCTTTTCGGAATGTAGGCTAACACCAATGGCATTGCCCAGCTCTCTGTAATGCTCCGGTTGCATTACCTGATCAGTGCGGATGTCCGTCATGGCCAGCGCAAGCGAATGCAACGTTTTAAAGAAAAACAAGTCTTGCTTGGGATCAAGGTTGAACCGCGCCGCGGCACGTTCCCGCGCTTCTTCTGCGGCCTTTCTTGTAAAAGCTAAGAAGGCAATGTTCGTAGGCTGAACGCCCGCTTCCAACTGCCGATCAACCATATCAAGAAGTTTGGTTGTTTTCCCCGTCCCGGGCGGCCCGAAAATTCTGAACATTGTATCCCTGATCCTCCATATCATTTACAATAACACGGACACGCTCTTGGCTTAGACCCAATCGATCTCCAATTACTTTTAAGTTCAAGTATTGTTCTTTCCGTAACCTAAAGATTTCAAAATCTCTTTCACGATTCTTCATTCATAACCTCTTTTATACTAACTCGTTCAACAAAAATGGGTGTTAAGTCACCGACATAACTCCCAACGACATTAAAGTCCAAAAATTCATATGCTTCTTCTTGTGTCATGTCATCTCTGCGCATTAACACTTTGGCGCACCGATCATAATCATACACCGCAACGTCATTAGACCCTGCTCTGTGACCAATACCAATAAACGCTCGATTAAATCCATCTGCTAATAACATTAAAAAGGTGCCTCTCCTTGTGAAAACTTCGGTACAGATATATCCATGTCTGCACTTTCAAATGATGGGATTGCCCAAACGCGAACGGCTCGCCCTTTTATTTTAAGAACAACACTCTCGCCATTTATGTCTCGTAGCCGTTGTGCAATCTTATGTGATTTATATTCAAAGAACTTATTCTTTCGTAGGTGCGCTTCAAAGTCTCGAAGCCTAAAGTATGTAATATTTTCTTCCTCGTCTGTCCATGGGCGGCGGAGTAAGATTTCTTCTTTGTCTTGCGCTTGCTGTAAGAAACGACAGAACTCCTCAAGGTAGTCGTAGAACTGGCCAGAGGTACTAGCGTCCATAGCAACTTCTATGATGGCGCTTTCGTTTTCTTTCATTTCCGTGAGCAACGTACTAATACGACTTTCCCATGCAGGCTTGGCCGCGGAGCGTGGCATAAAGTTCAACTGCTCCATGCAAGCTTTCTGAAACGTGGGCTGTGAAAGGAGCCCTTCGGTATCTAGTTCCAGAGGTTCGCCGTTAACGTCCATAAACCAGACCGGAGGTGTTGAGTTGTACTTTCTGAGATTAGCGATAGCCGCGCCTTGTACCGCCGCTCCTACGCCAAATTTGCGCGTCCTACAAAGGTCTTTGTTGCAATGAGAATTGATCGGCGCGTCGTTACATTTATAAATGTAATCCTTACGCTCTAACTGCTTGGCCACAATGTTAACTTCCGGCAAGGGGAGCGGTGGTGATAGGTAGCGCATATTGTAATCTAAGATCTCCGCTTCCCAACTATCCGGATATGCCTTGCGTAAGTAAACACCAATATTAAATAAACCGTTGTTGCGTCCACCTTCAGATATTTTAGTACCGCAAAGGATCTGTAGGCAGGGCGGTCCGTCTTTTAAAAGCTCTGTACCACTTTTATTTTCAATCTGTAGCCTTTGCACTTCTTCCAAAGTTTGCACCTTGGCATCATACATATCAAAGAACTCTTGAAGCGTGGCGGACGTGCCGTCATCTTTAATACCGTAGCGCAATCCGTCTTCTGCGTTGTAATAAGGTAGGTTTAAGAAGTTACCCACATCTCCACGATCTAAGTGTAGTTTAATTTGCTTTGGAAATATTTCGCTTTCGCCAAACCCAAGTGCGGCGGACATATGCTGGAGAGCCTTCTGCATTTCGCGGGCTTCAATCCAGTCTTTTGTAAATAAGAAACAATGCGCACCACCTGATTTAGATCGGCACACTACTAAAGGTAGCTTTAATTTGGTTATTTTGCTGACAAGATCTTTGTGATCAAGCGGGTACTGATCAATATCGATACAACCCCACTTGCAGTTGTTTTCTTCGTTAATGGGTATAATACCAATGCCTTTACCTTTTCCGGTAAGGTGGCCTTCCCATAGTACCATGGTCCGTGGTTCGCGAAGGATAGCGGCTTTACCGCCGTTCTTGCCGTTCGCCTGTTTTTTCTCGATTTTAAATGTTCCGTAAGCTTCTTTGAGCCCATCAAATATTGTGGAAAACTTTTGAATTGACATTGTCGGTCCTAAAAAAAAGGAAGGGGTGGTGGGTTTGTAGCACCACCGCCCCTTCAGCTACTTAAAATGGTATGTCTTTACTGTCGGAAACTTCATCTTCTGAATGTTTCACAACAACATCTCCACTAAGTATGCTTTCCGCAAAAGCTTTTGCTTGTAGGTAGGTTGCGGCACTGTCAATAGAACTTTCTTTTGACATCTCCCAACCATGCCACGCACCTTTCGAGTTCTCCTCTGGTATTGTTTTAAGAAGATAAACGTGACTAAAACGCGGTGCTTGGAACGGACCGTTCTTTCCCATCATCGTTGTTGATTGGATCATTGAGTTCCATTTACGAGACTTCTTTAACTGCGTAGATTTCATTGCAATTAATGCTGTCTCAGAACTACCGTCCTCTTTTAACACAACAACAAAGTGCTGATGCGTTTCCTCGATGTAAGAACCATCTCCACCTACAACATATTCTTTGTTGTCGTCCGCAGATCGTTCCGTCTTAGGAATACTGTCGGTTGGTGCAAAGATTGCAATCGGTGCGCTTCCCCCGACGCCCCTTGGCGACCATTGTATAAACCGCCGTTGATAGGCACATGGAATAACCCGAATACCCGTCTTACCAGAATGCACGTCACCAGACACTGTATTATAGATGTCCCCTTTACGGGCAGTTTCATGCGTATCCAAGAGAGTGTCTAAACCAGACAATATTTTTATAAACGGTAGGGCCAGATCTTCTTGCCCCATATTCTCCATACCGCGACCGGCATCTTCTTCAAACATAGACAGGTCCATCATTTGCACAGGTCCGCCTTCTTTCTTTGCTACTACTTGTTTTGCCATTTCATTTACTCCCTTTGATAACAGCACGTTGTCCATTGTGGGCTCCAAAAAGCGTCGATGGGTAATCATTGCCTTCTGTTGTCATAATTTTAATAAACTTTTTTAAAGTTTGGGGCGCTATGTCCATTTTTTGATCAACTTCATAGCCTTCTTTTTTAGCGAACGCGACAAACGCATTTGCCTGATCATCCTCACCTCGACCAAAAGTTGACGACACCTTATTCTTAATAATGTCGTCATACCCATTCTCTCGTAACCACTCAAAAGCCTGCGGTCTATTTTCTAACTTAATATAACCCCCATAAGTTGCCTTTAAAGTTACTTCAGCACCGTCACCAAGAGAAAATTTTAACATACCCACTTCAAGCATCATATCAGGCAGATCACGATCTGTTAGTTGTAACAAGTCTTGTTTAGTTTGTTTAAGTTGTTTTTCTAAATCAGCAATAAAATTTTCGGTATGCCTGATTTTTTCTGCTAAACCAGAAACGGACTTTAAATCCCCGTCATCAAGTTTTTCTACGGATGAAGCGAGGTTTTCTTTAAAATCCTGTTCCATCAAATTTGTTAGATCGTTGTTCATTGTTTTCCTTTCGTGATTAAAGGCACCGTTTGGGCCTTGACTTCTGTGGTTATATGCTTATAAAATCGCGTAGTCAAGGAGTTTTTCAATGAAAACTAAAGAAATAAATTACGTTTATAAAACGCAACCTTACGACCACCAGAGAGATGTTTTAGAAGCTTCGTGGTCCGCGATATATTGGGCGTTATTTCTTGAGATGGGTACCGGAAAGTCTAAAATCATCTGTGATACGATAGGTATGTTGTATGAGCGGGGAGAAATCAATGCCGCTCTTATCATAGCCCCTAAAGGTGTGTATGACAACTGGTGTAAAGGTGAAATACCAACGCACTTACCAGATAGGATTAACACAAAGTTAGTTAGGTGGACTCCAAATAATTCTAAGAAGTATCAAGAAGAGCTACGGGAATTGGTCTATAACGAATCAAAAGATCTAAAATTATTTGTAATGAACGTAGAAGCTTTTTCAAGTGCGCGTGGAACAAAAGCGGCGCAAGCTTTCTTGGCCAGTAATCCCGAAAATATTGTTGTAGTAGACGAAAGTACAACTATTAAAAATATTAAATCGGCTCGTACAAAAAACATAATTTCGTTAAAAGAATTATCTAAATATCGCCGCATACTTACAGGATCTCCGGTTACTAAATCACCGATGGATTTGTTTAGCCAATGTTTGTTTTTGTCAGCTAATGCCCTTAATTACAGTAAATTTTTTCTTTTCCAAAGCAGGTATGCTATGGTGCAACGACGCACGATGGGACACAGAAGTTTTCAAGAGATTGTAGGATACAGGCGTTTGGACGAGTTAAATGAAAAGCTATTGCAGTTTAGTTCACGTATCTTGAAAAAAGATTGTTTGGATTTACCAAGTAAAATCTACACGCGCCGTGCCATCGAGCTAACCGATGAGCAAAGCAAGCTCTACACGCAAATGAAGCGGCTTGCTCTTGCGCAGTTAAACAATGGAGAATTAGCAACGACATCTAGTGTGCTGACGCAAATCATGCGTTTGCAACAGATTTGTTGCGGGTTTCTGCAACCGGACGAAGGTCCGATAGAACCCTTACCTAACAACCGTCTAAGCGGACTTATGTCTGTTGTAGACGAGCTTTCGGGGAAAGCGATAATTTGGGCGTCATATACTTATGACATTCAACGGATCGCTAAATCCCTGCGCGACCGTTTCGGGCCCGATTCGGTCGCAACT